ATTCAAGAAGCGGGTGCTCTTAACCAAGGCAAGTTTCGGCCTTTGTAAGATACTTTCCCTTGAATACGACGCTATCTTTCAGATGAACGATATGATAGATTGGCAACAGGCCCTAACATATATACTACACTGTCCGAAGCCAACGCTTGTCATCGTGGAAGATGTTCAGGTGCCAGACGGAGTTTGGCCCCGTCTCACAAAAGCTATCACCTTGATTCACAGTGTGTCTCCCCCTCTTAAAGTTTCCCTCGCACAGTATGACGCGGTCTTCTTCGCACCGATTCACGATATTGGTACAACGTATGCGGAACTCGTCTTTCAGATGATTCAGACACTTTTCAGATCCTCGTATACACAGAAAGAGTACAGAGATATCCTTTCTGAATTGAGAGTGGCGAGAGCAGGCTTAGCATGGACCCGTTGGAATGAGCCCTCACATTCTGGCGCAATTTACTGGTATGATACAGATACAATACAACAAGGATCAGGTACAATGTCTAAAAAACAATTATCTGATATTTTTCTATGGTTACATAATCAAATGGCGGAATGAGTATTTACGGTTTACCACCCATAGCACCTAGGGCACTCTGTAAGTCACCTAGCCCCTTTAACATTTGCGTAGGATTAGCCGCACCGTATGTGTCCTCCGCACCGCCACGGCGACGTGTCGTACGCATACCCTTCTTAAAGGCCTTGAACGTACCCTTCTTTGGTTTGTAGCCGAGTTTAAAAAGGCGCTTGATGGCCTTCTTTCCAGAGGCCATTTGTTTACGGGAAACAATTCTACCGTGTTTGTTCTTAACTAAATCCTTCTTGTGTAATCCACCAGAAGTCATTGTGCAGCTTCCGTGAAATACCTCTGCCTTAGAGCCAATTCGCTTCATTTTATGTGTCGCCATTTCTAATTACCGTACAGAAAATATTTACGCGTCCAGCCGTAGCCTAATAGGGCGATTCACTCGCCACGCGCTCACAACCCGCAAAAATTGAACTCACCGCGCCCCCCATCCACTACTCCCAAACCATCCTCGCCGTAATGCCGCTAAAGTATTTGAGAAACGACAAGGGGGAATTTGTATGTCCAACATGCGGTGTCACAAAAGCCAACCAGAATACAATGCACTATCATATAAAAACTCACGCCAATTCCATGCCATTTGCCTGTCGTTTCTGTAAGAAGGGATTCCTTCAAAAACCCGCCTTAGATCTCCATATCCGTTCTCGTCATTCGGAAGAAACGAATGAGAAGAAAGAAGCATTCCAATGCCCCTGCTGCGATTTCCACGCAATGACAAAAGGCAACCTGCGAACCCATTGTCTACGCAGCCACTTTCAAGAAGAGGCCGATCAACTAATTCTACAAGAAGATGGCGTAGCAGAGCTACAGTGTGTAGAATGCGAACGATTCTTTCAATCAAAGACCGCATTCTACTATCATTGCCTTGACTGTATTCATATTGAGCAGACTGATACTAGATATAAGATGATAGAAGAGCTTACGTAACCCCTCCACTCCTTTACACGTTTGTCATACGATCCATGGTTTCAATGGACCGAACCAGAGACAGTGTATGATAGCCGAGTACTGCAAACCCACTCATGAAGAGTAATTCATAGGCAAATCGCAACGTTTCTTTTTGCCTATATCCAATGTATATCAACAGAGGCGCAACAAACAGCACATGAATGAGATTCACCCATACCGAACTCGATTTAAATATGTATTTGATATAACCCTTGTACGCATGGTAGACAAACACGATAAGACCCAGCAGAAGTAGAATCCAGTAGAGCCACTCGGGAGTCCCAGCCCTCATATATGCCACCGCAAAAAATAGGGGCGCTACAAGAAAAATGTGAAACAGCGCTACAATCATATGAGGGTCTATTCTATTTGCCATCTATATAGAGAGCCGATTACGAAATCGTGTATCTGCTAAGAGCATATCTGCGTGTTCAATGGCACCTTCCATCCAGGCCTGTCGCAAACTCCAAGACTCACCGCAACAATACAGTCCATCGCGTACACAGAGCGCAGCCTTGCTCTCTTCACGAGGATCATAGTTGCCAGGCAACCAATATGTACAGCCACTGTCCCATGGATAGAACATAAAATCCACGGGATCTGGAATACTCCTATCAGGAAAGAGCAACCGTATCTCTTTCATAACATTTGCGATAACGACACGCTCTTGATCCCCTGCCCCCCCTGCCCCCCCACCCCGCCCACCCTTTTTCTGTTGCATCCAATACAGCGCATCCGCTCCATCTGTGTAGGAAATCATAAGAATACCTTTCAAAGGATTCACAGGAATAACATAGCGGATAGGCCCCGCAGTCACCACCTTAGACAGCCCCGCAAACCACGCCGCACCCCCAGCACACGTAGGAAAGACAGCATACATACGAAGAAGCGGGTCCATTTTCAAATGCCGAATCCCACGCCATGTGGACATACCCTGTAGCCCAGCAACCGCATCGCGATGAAGAGCTAGTACACAGAGCCGTCCTCTCAATATCTCTCCATCGCGAAGAAAGACGTTCTCTACTCCACCTATCTTTCGCACCTCGACAACCTGCGCACGGAGTCGCATTCGCCCACCGAGCTGCCGAAAGTTCCGCGCCATTCCGCGAGTAAGCGCCGAGAGCCCCTCTTTACAGCCACCAAACCCAGAAAAGCTTTTCATCTCCCCTCGAAATGCGAGAAGCGCCAAATCCGCCCTCATTGTATGAACCTCTCCCCAATAGGGAAAGAGCGCAAAGAATCGCTGTGCCTCATCCTTGCCGTGAATATTCGAGACAATATCAAACAGAGTGTTGCGCTGTAAAACATCTTCAGATAGCCCCGTAAGAGGTTGAAAGAACGCCTCCTTGAGTGAAGAAAACGCATCCTCGCCGCTATCGCCAAACGGCACAAATGTCAGCCCATAAGAGCGCATTAAACTCAGTACCTTCTCATGTTTCACGGAAATCCGCCCCGCCCCTATCTCCCACTGTAGACCATCCTTGTAGTGTGTAATAACACGTCCACCAACATACCCATATTTTTCGAGAATCATAACACGTAAGCCCCTTTTACGTCGAAGCACCTCAATGCCAACTCGGAGGCCAGCAAGACCCGCCCCAACAATTATGAGGTCATACATCTCTATTACTATGAAAAAATATTATTACATAATTTTCAAATTTTACGATATTTGGTATACATATATCCGCTACTCCCCCTCATCTGAGTTGTCATCTGCCTTGCCTGCCCCGCCATTCGCAGGGGCCGCTGCTTTCTTCTCATGCCTCTTGCCAGGGTAAAGTAGCGTATGTTTGCCATGAAGCGTCTTCCAATCTGTGCTAATCATGGGGATAGAGCAGCCGAATGATTTACTGATATCCCGCAACGCCTCCATAGTAAAGGTGCGCAACGCCTCTAGCTCTTCCATCATTCCAACCAAGATGGGAATAATCTGATCGTGAGTATAGACCGCGGCTGTATCAATTCGACGAAAGAGGTCAATCGCCGCGCCATTGAACGCATCCAATACGTCGCGAATCTCATTGGACTTCTGCCGCTCTTTCTCCCTCTTTGCGAGAGACAGCTTCCATACATCTTCACTCATCTCATTCATCATGTATCGTATGCCAATGTCTTGATTGTTATTGGGGGTAAGGTGACGCTCATAGCGGTGCCTCTCTATATCGATAAAGTGCGCACACTCGCGATAGATTTTCATGAAGCGTTCCATTTCAGGCGCAGCCACACGCGCATTTACGAAACAGCGCCGCAGATTGTACGCATCAGGCAGCCCACCGCAAGGTACATTTCCAGGATTCTGAGGCACTGGCTGACCCCCACGCGCCAGCCACTGGAAGTAATGCGGATTGTGAATGGGACCTGAGGTGACAATCTTACCAGAATTCCAAGAGAATGCCTGGTGACAAGAGGTGCAAAACATTTGGTCGCATCCTTCCGTCTTCATAATCATCTCACCACACGCAGGACACGGCTTCGTATCTTTGCGGATGAGCTTCGCTGTCTCGAGCATATCTGCCTTACAGGTGTGCTCAGAATCTTTGTCTGCGCCCTTCACCTCAAAGCAGTCAGGACAAACCCACACGTTACACAGGCCACATTTCCAGGCGGACGAGAGAAAACCCTTACACTCATTCGCAGTACAGCGGCGAACAAACTTAGCCCTATCTTCTTTTACATCTGTGGTGCCGTCTGGACGAGCGCCTGTAGCTTCGTCACGACCTGCGCGTACATTGCTGATGCGACGATACAGGGCACCACGCTCAAGAGTAATCTTTGAGAGTTTCATATTATACTCTGCGACAAGTTTCGCATACTCTTTCGCAAGGGTAATATCCTCTTTCTCCAAATCTCGCGCCTTTTTCTCACGTTGCGCGGCCTCTTGTAATTGTGGCATGTAGCTCTTCTCGCGATTGAGGAGAATTTCCTGGCGAAACTTGAAGTATGTGCTGTTCAGAAATGTCTTTGTACAGACGTTTGAGAGTACGGCACGCGACCATGCGCGGCGACAGTGAGGACAGTGCGGGTCATCAATGGTGCTGGTTAGGTACTTTTCCACACACTTGGAGCAAACGCTCTTGTGGCAATATTGACAGCTAATTTCCTTCCGAATGGACTTTGTATAAGGCTCAATACAGATAGGGCATGGATCAATAACAGTATTCTTGGAAGCCATTTTAGTGTAGAACTGTGCGTACCGTTTACATCACTGCCATAAAGCTTCAATTTTTTACACGCATAGAGATAGGTATGAACGGCCCTCCTAGAAGTTATTCAAATAGTAATGAATATACGAGTAACTATAATAACTCTATCACTATTCCAGGAACACGCTTCAGACGAAGATCAAGAAATCAATCATCTAGAAACTCTCTGAGTAGTATTGGAAGTCAAAATAGACGGTCAATAGAGGGAACTATTGTTCCACACATGATATACGGATGGAATGAGGAGCGTGGAACGTTTGTAAATGAACTGAATAATAATGCCGTTATACCGACTATGATTCTCAATCTACGTACGCCTAAGGCAGTTACACGCAAAAATAGCAAATACAGTACAGAAAAGGTACACTATAGAACACGTCATCTTAAGAAGACCCGTAAGAGGGCGGCGACAGCCAAACCTGCCGCGAAACACGCCGCTAAACCCAACCACAGTCGCAAAAAGAAGTACCGACAGAAACGCGCGAGTAGAAATAGTACAAAATAAAATCTCCCAGTACGAAAATGATATTTGAAAAATCGCAAGCAGTTCGGCTAATTGATGTATTTATTCTAGGCCCATTTCTGATACTATACGCCCTTAAAACACAACTTCATGTCACGATAGGCGAGTTCACCATTCTTATTCTTATTGCCATCGCAACAATAGTATATAACGGCTATAATTATCTCGCAAACCTATTCCCCCACGTGTTCCCGCCATTGCCCCTTTAATCAACTTAAAGAACTGCGTAAAAGTCACTCTGTAGAATCTATACGGTACGTGTAGGTCTCTGACCAGCAGTTTCTCACTTCACCTGAAAAAAGTGAACAACGAGTGTTTCTCAGCAGTTTCTTGTTTGACCTGAGTTAAAAAGCAAGTTATATGCCTGTCCCCCCTGGGCATGAAAATGAAGGGTCGTGATGTAAGTCCCACAAATTACATTAGAAAAGGTTCTGTGGCAAACATGGCATCGCGCTGAGCTGTTAAAATTAACATGTACTCAGAGATAGTTGGTTCGATCCCAACCAGAACCGCTTAACTGGCTTTAACTCAATGGCAGAGTGCTCGGTTGTAGCTGTATAAACAATTAAATTAAACCCGAGTAGTTGGCTGTTCGATTCAGCCAAGCCAGACTTTTTCAAATTATGATACTAATTTGAAATGTCTTCATCGTAAAACAACTGTACAATTTCCACCGTTTTGGCCGTTTTATTATCTATGAACCTGTTGTTTCGGTGTAACTTTACATAAATCCTCTTGACACATAATAGGCATTCTATATATCTACTATGTACCACATCTTCACCCGAAAAATTGAAATTCAAACCCCCCACCCACTCCCTGCACCAACCATCCAAGAATGCGCATCTTCTCACCCTGTGACCGAACAGTAGCTGACATCATGTTAGATACCGATAACGAGCCGTGCGCACAAGGCTCATTGGTCGGCCAAGGCAGCCTATACGTATTCCATAACCTAATCCAATCCGTTACATTTGCTATCTATCGCGGCCAAACCTTTGAGGTAGCACCGCGCGCAACCCTCAAACAACTTCTCAATATCCTCTTCGCACACGATAACTACACTTTCACATATGACCCATACTATAACACATTCTTTGACGCACCACACCCTCTAGGAATGACACTCCATGACATACGTATGCAGACAGGTATATTTCACTTCAACATTGCATACCCCGTCGCAATATAGCATCCGCCAGATTTAATTCACGCGGAACCCATCGCACACCTGTCCATTCCGTTTGTTTTGCCAATGTATATATTTTTGATCGA